ATTGGTTGCATTTCCAAAATTCTTGAATAGTAATCTTTTGCTTCTGAATAATTTCCAACATCTTGTGCATTTTTTGCTAGTACAATAAGATTGTCAACATCTGCTCCTACAACATTTATATTAGCACCAGCGAAGTTATTATTATTTGTAACATATGTATTATAGTTGTTTATGGCTTTTTCTGTAACAAAGGCAGTTCCACAAAACTTACATATCCCTGCTTCTTTTGTATCATCCACCTCAATATTAGCACCGCATTGGGTACATTTAGCAGCAACAAATCCCATAATCCATTCCTCCTAAGTCATTTTCTTACATTATACCTCATATTTTGACGCTTTACCATCAAATATTACAGCAAAATGCACTATACTACTTTATCACACTTTGTCCTACTTTTCAATATTAAGTATGACTTGGTGGTATATTATCAACAAGGTAGGTGATTGAATGAAACCATTAAAGAATAAAGTGAGTATTACCCTTGATGAAGATGTCATAGAACGAATTAAACAACTGGCAGAGAGTGATGATAGGTCATTCAGTCAGTATATAAATATGGTATTAAAAGAACATTTGAATAAGATTGATGATGGGGCTGCTGAAAAGTAGTCCTTTTATTTTGGAAGTGCATAGTGTGCATATCTGAATCGCTTACGGCAAATTTACCACAAGCGATTAGTCCACGATGGTCTAACTCTACCCTGAAATGGGGTAACGATTTGTTAGGTTAATTTCAACCTTTACCAAATTTGGTAAACCTTGATTAATCCGATTGGAAGGTTTTGGTAAATTTACCGAAATGGTATTTTTGTGGTTACGAATAAATCGGAAGCACCTATTCAAAATTGCAATATGAAAGTTTGAAACAGATAGTGTCGGTTTTAATCCTTCATTATGAATGATTAGAAATGAACTATCGCAACGGTTGATCTGTTCTGCTCTCACATGATGTGAGTTTAGATGTCGGTAATGTTGACATCCGAACTCAAAGGAATTTTCCCTTTAGGTAGATAACGAATCGTTACACAGTTAATGTGTACCCTAAAAATTGCTCTGTGGGGATTTTTCTGATTAAGGAAAAAATTTTGAGAAGTCAAGGGGTAACGCAAAAAATTCACAAAAATTTTACATTTAATTGTCAGATAATTCAACGAATTGTTTTTAAATTTTTTCAAAAATTCTCAAAACTCTCAAAAATTTTCAAGGTTTCTGTTTCGTCACATTGCACGAAAATAGTGCTCTATTTTCTCCGTATTGCACAACGAACGCTCGTTTACCCTTTTGTACATATTGCACAATGGTTTCTCACAGTCCATTTTTGGACACTCAATACTCACATCTGGTCACGTTTAACCCAAAAATCGGCTCATTTTACCCTAAAATCGTTCGTGAGATTAGAAGTCCTACGAACATCATCCTTTGAAATTTGAATTTCATCACATCATACACCCATCAAAAAGACGGAAAAATATTGAATTACCGAACCTGCTCTCAGGAACAGTATCTAATAGTAGAATATTGGCTATCCTTTTCGGCTCTAGTCCAGTTGAATTGTACCTATTGTATAAACAATTCAGATTACTTTACCAGAGTACAGTGTGATAGTGCAAATCAGACCGAATTTATTGTTGGATTTGCCAATTTGTCCAGTTTTGACACGCTCTAGTCACTAGATATGCCTGATAAAAAGGAAAATGCGTACTATATATAGTGTGCATATTATAGTTGTCATACCACATATAGACGCAAATTCTCTTCACCCGTGAAACATTCCGTGAAACATTTTATTTATTTTCTACCTCATCACTAGGATTATCAAGCATTTCAGTAACCATTTCTCCATTCTGCGAACTCATGTTTTCATCACTCAAACGCTTCTTTTCAACCTCTACATCACTGACATATTCGGTCTTTTCCATGATTGTTTCCTTGCTGATTGCTCCCATCTCTTGTAATGCCTTCAGATTAGCAATCATCTCTGTACTAGCAACAGGCATAGCCACATTGTAAATGACTTCCACATCACTATCTACCTTAATGCCCTGCATACCAAGTATCTTCTTAAACATCTCAAATCTCTTCTGAAATCCGATATTGAGCCACTTCTTATTCTCGTCTGCATATACGCTTGCCATCATTAACAAAATCTGCATACTAACTTCTGAGATATTAGCAATATTGGTACTAGAACCTAATACAGATGGCATACAAGCCACATCATTAAGGAACTGCTTCATATTATCCAGATACAGTTTGATTGAATTATAATCCAATGAGCAATTTGCATACTTGAAATCGCCCACATCAAGGTTCATTACATAACCGACTGCATCAGCAGGAATAGAACTCTCTATACGCTGTCCAATAGCCACTGGCATAGGATTCATTACATTCACATAGATACTGTCACTCATCTTAGCCATAACATCTTCCAATGCGTCCATAATCGGCTTAATATCATTCAATAATGCCGTACCAAAATTATAATCCTCATCATTGAAATTATGATAATGTATAGGCAGACCAACACTGTTATCTGTTGATACAAGACGCATCTCTCCACCCTCATTATCCCAGTGTTCAACATAGGTAGGATAATATACATTCCAAAAACTGATAGCCGAATATGCGTCTGTCCAATGCTCTATGAATGAGATATAAGTACCCATATCGTCATACACTGGATAACTACAAGCATTGTCAAGCACCTTACTCTTAATCGTTCCATTATCAACATAGATTGCTTCATAAGCATCCCCGAACTTATTTACTCGGTCTATAATCTCATAGTCAACAGTAGCATACTGTCCTAACTTATAGATGTCATTGAATGTATTCAGTGTATGTTCATCATTGCATGATAAAGCCGTTGGATGTCCTAATAAGAATGTATTATGAAACTTTATAACGGTCTTAGCATAGTTAATCACTGTCTTATTAACAACTAATGTCTTGCCCTTATATTGGCTGTCCTGACGCATCAGAACCTTATGTCTGCCACTCAGATAATCTCTATTGGCAATAACATCACTAACTCTTTTAGCATGATTTCCCTGTATGATTTCTTCCTCAAACCACATAGGATTATTGCCATACTGTTTTTCAATATAATAATCTAATCTATCCATTATGTCTCCTTTCATTAGAACGGATACCAGAACGCTGATTTCATTCCTGCAATACATAACCAACAAGCCGATACTAAGTCATCATGTGAACCCACAACGGCATTAAACGCTCCGTTATCCTCTGCAACGAATGTTTTCATCTCTTCCAGTAAATCATTACTCTGTATATCAATCAGTCCTTTATCAAACCATTCACGCATATCATTGACCGCAATACTCTTTGTCTTGTTATTGGTATCAAAGCCAACCTTCCAAATGGTTCTCTTAAACTCGTCATAACACTTATATTTGTACATATTCATGTACTTCTTGTCATATCTTAATCTCTCAATACAACTGTGACCGCCAGACGCTTTCTCGACTACAAGCAATCCTTTATTGTACCATCTACCCACTGCATCAATAATATCTGCAAACTCATACGGCTTTACCTTATTGGACTTGAACTCTGCAACCTGAACACCATCTTTGTCTGATACATAGATTGTAGAACTGTCTCGTTTGCCGCCTAGTCCTTCTGCCACATCACAACCGAGGACATAACGTATTCCCTTTTTGGGAATCTGCCATACCTTCAGATTACGATTAGATACATGAGGTCGTAATATTTGTGGAATCCCGACAATCTTATCAAGTGGTAATGGTCTAATCTTATTTTCAGATATGGACTGCTGCAATCTGATAACTCTGTTGTTGTCAAATACACTTGAACCACTAACAATACAACTCTCTTCAAAAGTGCTTGGAAATTCTTCGTGGAACGCATCAAGAGAGGACTCAGATATTTTACCTCTTCGCCATACTGCCTGTTCAGGTGTCATACCTAACTTAGCAAGAGATTTTTCTTCCTCATCATACTCATCTTCTGTTAGCATCTTTCCATTGTGCCTTGCTTTCCACGACTTAACCGCTATCTTATACTGTGGTTCAAATAATGTACGTCCATTGATCCAATTAAAAAAGAATGGCTTGAAATCATTCTCACCATTCCTTGCTTGCATATATGTAGTTGTAAAAGCATTGAAACCTTTTGTCGTGCTTTCGATTATACAGGTGGCTGATTCTGTAACCGCTTGCATAAGTGACTGCATTTGCCCCTCTTGGTTCTTCCAGAGTGCATACTCAGACATATGCAGCACACCATTTATCGTGTCGCCACGACATAAATCTTTGTTTCCTGCTGTCTGACAAGAGATACGGCTACCATTTACAAATGATAATTCCTGTCTATTATTCGTCAATAATTCAGGTCTGATACAATCAGGAAGAGAATAGAACATCTGCTTCAACTTAGCAAACACTTTATTTGTACTCTCCTGAGAGTGTGATACAAGCACACAAGTTGTATTCGGATGGCAGACACATCTTCTAATAGAAATCCCGGCACAACAAACGGACAAACCAAGTTGGCGACTTTTACTAATGACATTCTTATGACCAAGACCACTAATAAATGCTTTCTGTTCTGGTGTCAACTTAAATGGTACTGTCTTACCAGATTTATCTATAATTTTTATAAAGGTTTCAATCCATGCGATTTCATTTTCATCCTGCCACAGCCAGTTTAACTTCTTAGCATTGGCTAAACTAATTTCCATTGATTGTCACCCCCTCTAATAATCTGTCAATCTCGCTCTCTGTAGATTTATCCACACTCATCTTGTCCAAAATCTTATCCATTTCATCAACATATTTTGCACTGTTTACATCACCGCTCAATGCTTTCTTATTCATTTCCTGATAACGCTTCATAAAATTGTATCTCTTCATATATTGAAGATAGACAATCATTGCTTTCTGAACATCATCACGAATGAGCCAGTTCTGTTCACAGAAATCCTCGGTCTTATTTTCACCGTTACGGCTTCTAAAGTTAGCATCTGTCTTGCACAATTCTTCCCATGATACTCTCTTATTCGGATCAGAGTAATACCAACAGATATATGAAGCAAGATAATATGGAACAACTTCTGTTAATGCTTGTATTATCGTCTTTTCTTTAGTCAAAGTATCTCACCTCATCTTTCTTTAATGCTAACTTGATTTCAAGTAACTGCTCATTGATATTTTTATATGTCAACTGACGCTTCAAGTCCTCAATTTCATTTTTTAATTTCTTATTTTCAATTATCAATTCTCTTTTTGTCATAGTAATATCCTCACTTTCTATGTTTATTTCATTCCAAGGAATTGTGGAGTCAAATCTGACGCACCCAACAAAATCATGTTAATCAAATGGGGTATCGGAATTACCGACACCCCACATATTTACGCTACAACATCAGATGCAGTAGGCATATCTAATATTTCTTCTACAGTAAACAAATTATCCATTGCATCAGGTTCTCCCCACACATTCTCATCTGAGTTCCCATCTTGGGAATCCTCATTGAGATATGGGAACTGTTCAAAGATAAGTGTATCTCTAATCTGTGACTGCAAGTTTTCAATGTAATCTTTGTCAGAATATGATAAATATTCTTGTGACTGCTTTCTGTCTATCTCGTCAATGATGGTCTTGTTCTTGTTTGTCACATATTTGAATACATTACGGACAGTTTCTTCATCATAATCATCTCCATAACCTTCACAGATACGATTATAAATCTGAGCCAATCGTCTGTTATTATCGGCTTGCTCTTTGTTCTTCTTGGTTCTCATAATTCTATGGTTATGCCCCATCTTATTTTCAAAGTCAGCCGCATATAATTCACAGAGTTCCTTGTCCTCATAACGACTGTAACAGTTGTTAATCTGCTTTAAGGTATCACCCTCTTTAATCTTGTCGTTACTACGATAAATGTATATCATCTTCAACTCATCATCTAAGATTACATTGTATCTCTGACAAGTCCTATCGGATATTCCGGCAAGCCCAGCAACATACTGTTGTGTCATATGACCAATCTTGCCCTGAAGGTTCGGCATATCTGGTCTGACCTTCATATTAGTAGACCAGTCAAATGAACTTATGAGAGCCACATAATATTTCAAGATGGAGATTTTCTTCTTCATATCACATTCATGTGACAAGATTTTGCAGACCTCATCAGTAGATACCATTACAAAATGCTGTCCTTCCTTAGAGGTATCAAGATATAAATTCTTAATATCCAATACAAACTCCATGCCCTTGCTGAAACTTTGTACAATCTTAATCTTATCCACAGCGACCAGTTCATATATTCCACGTTGCAATGCATCCATAAATGCTTTCGGGTATTTCTCCCACGCACCCACAAGTGAAAATGCCATCCTAGTAACTGAGATACAATCCTCTGTGGCATCCAACTTCTTCAAGAAGATATTCTCATCTATCATCTTTCTCAGTGCTATATATGTAAGCACTCCATCAGGTGTCAATGTGTTTCCAGTAACTAAATTTTCATCTAAAAATAATCTCATTTTTTATGCTCCTTTTAATGTGTTTTTCTAGGGCGACAACCTTGCCCTTTTAATGTGTATGGTTGTCCAAATTTCACGACAACAAGACAGATAAAATGCCCCTATCTGTGACACTTATTAGTAGTAGATAAGAGTTAATAGTAGACAAGAGATAGTGACTCGTTTGCACGAGTTCACCTGTCTTGGTTTTATCTTGTTGTTTGTTTCTTAATCTTGTCTAAAATTCCTTCTTCGTATTCAAATACAAAGACACTTCTCTTTCCATCAGGATCAGATTTGTCTGGTTTAATATCTACCATCTTAAAATTTTCCTTTAATAATTCTCTTGCTTTATTAGCCGTAAAGATAATAATTGTTTTCTTCTCCATTAGTTATATTCTCCTTCTGCATTTTCTTTTTTCTGTTCATGTGTACCTTGTGATACGAGTTCATAATCATAATTTCTTCATCTGATAAATTGTCCTCTGTGGACAACTGCATCTCTAATAAATATTCGTTCATCTTTTTGTGTCCTTTCTTTATGTAGTAGGGGATAAAACATCCCCCACTTGTATATTCTCTATTTAGTTTTCAATTAAGCCGTCTTTTTCAAAATGGAATACTTTGCTACATTTCTAAATGTAAAAGCCAGTGTAATCAATCCTTTTTCTAAATTCTTAATGGATTTCACACCACACATATTTACTGTTCTCTGTTCAAAACTTCTCCAATGGTCATATGACTTTATTGGAAGAGATATATCTATTCCCAACTTCTCGCTGATTGTGGCGACATCTAATTTTGATTCAATCTGTTTTGTCTCACTGTTATATCTAATCTTCTGAGACAGTCCATATTTATCCATCAACTGATAAAATTCTTTGATGTCGTGACGCTTTTCTACCTCATATAATTCTGGTAAATCCAATACATCACATAGAAAGAATCTGTTTCTCTCTTTGAATTTACTGCTATAAAATCCTTTAAATGTGCTATCAATACAAAGCAATATCATCTTTCCTTCTTCTGTTGTTGGTAATGGGATATTGTATAAAGACCAAACAAGTAGAGCAGTAGAACCTGCATACTTATTTGTATAACCATAATTAGATACGTCTGCTAAGATATTGGGATTGATACAACGAGGATTTACATGGTCGTCTATATCTTTCCTACTGATATGATTGTCAAATGCCATTTCATTTCTACAAAATGCAACATCACACCATACTCTTGTGTGTGATTTATTCTCTTTGAAATAAACATCAGGACTTGCATAGATATTGTCGAAGTCGTAGAAGTATTCTACATTCCAATTTGGTTGTACACTCTGTACAACTGCTACTGTTGTAAGTGAATCTAAATCATCACTTAAAACTAAATCAAATTTTTCATTACTTTTATACCATTCTGGTACTTTGCTTAAATATTCTTCCTTCACTAAGTTCACCATCTGGGCGAGATAATTCGCTCAGACAGTCAATCATAATGAAGGTGAAATACTTGCGTTCTTGCTGCAAATTATCTCACCTTGCCTTTCTCTCTGATTTTGAGTTCTTCCTTTATTTTATAGTCGCCATGTCCTGTTCATACATTTCCGACTTTTAATCTTTGTGATTTGTTTGGACAGATTTGTCCATAAGATAAGGTAACTGTCAGTTACCTTGCTGATTTTCATAGAATAATAATATCTTTCCCAACAATTCGGGAACTATATTCAGTTCCCCTTTTTCCCACCGACATATAGTTGACCTATTACATTCCGCATAGTCAGCGACAATTTGTTGAGAAATTTCTTTATATCTTCGCCACTTGCGAAACTCACTACCTGTCACTTTTTACTCTCCTTATATGTTATGGTCTGATAAGTCGTACCAAGCATATTCCATTATTTCTTCTGGAATCCATTCATCTCCATCAAGCCAGTTCTGGACTAATTCACAAGCATACTCATAGGCATTTTCTTCTACAGTACCCCAATCAATCAATTCGTCAATGTCTACAACTTCTCCGAACATTGCTAAAATCTCTGCTTCAAATCTTGCTTGTTCTTCCTGTTCTTGATACGCTTGTGTATAGCAGTTACGATAACCATCGGGAGACATATATTTGCTGTCCTCTCCATCTATTTCAAATTCTTCAACAATATCTTCAACAGATGAATGAGCATCTACAACAGAATTAAATCTAGCCAATCCCCATCCACCTGTTTTCCTGCCGTTATATGCTTCTAGGAATGAAATGGATGTGGCTGCACTTGCAACAGCAGACCTTTTACCACTGCCAAAAATATTACTGAATAATCCCATTATTCATCACCTGACTTTTTCTTCTTTGGTACTGGCTTTCCGATCTTATAAATACCATTGATAAAATTATTGTACATATCCTGTGCAGGTTTCATCTCATTGCTCTCAATAAATTTAATATATCTTTCTGATACACCGCACCAATCGGCAATCTGTTTCTGTGTCCTGCCGTTATAATATCTCAGGAATTTTAATTGCTCTCCACTTAACATCTTGCACCTCACTTTCATGCAAAAAATGGGGCAACCTTTACACAAAAAGTCACCCCATAATTATTCATGTTGTCACCCTTTGAAAACACGGTTTCATTGGGTTAGTTTCGTCTTTTTGTGTATCTTATGATAATACTGTCTTTGCAACAACAACTGCTGTATCATCAGTAAGAGCCATTGCATAGAACTGTGATAAGTAAATTGTTGTCTGTCTGAGAGATGCATCCCTTGCTGTCTCAGCAAATGGATTCTCCTTTGGAATGTAAGAGATAGCGTTCTTCTTCATCACAAGGATAAATCCCTCTGTATTAGTTGTGTCGTATAATCTGTCAGATAATACAACTGGAATGTCAAGGAAGTAACCAATCACACCATTCACTGTGATACCATTGCCATCCTTTGTCATTGTCTTTTCTCTGCTTGTAAACATATCCATAGCATAGAAAGATGGTGCAAAGAGAGATGAAATCACAATAGCGTCAAAGTCAGCACTGTCTCTGTCGTCACCATAAAGTCCGAGAATTTCAATCATCTCGTCCTGTGTTACCTTATTCTTTGCAGCAAGTTTCTTCTTGAGAGGTGTCTTTAATGCCTCTGCGATTGCATCAGTATCATATTTTCTACCGATTGCGATTGCTTGCTGTGTAGCCGCTTCCTCAACAGCGTTGCCGAGTTCAACTTCTGAATCATAGTCAGCAACTTTAACGGCTGGTGCCTGGATTGCTTTGATTGTAGCAGTTGTAGATGTCTGCTTCATCTGTGTGCTATCCATAGGTGTGTTAATATCCCAATCTTTAGCATCACCGATATATCCCCATTTCGGCATAGTCAAAGTTTCACCGACTTTACCATGTAATTCTCCGAGGTTCACAAGGAACTGTGCAACCTTACATTTGCCTGTAATCTTTTCTCTTACAAGAGAAGCATATACATCAGGCACAATAATATTTGTGTTAATTATACTCATATAATTTCACCGTTTTAACCTTTCATATTTTCTTTAATTTCACTGACATCTGACTTAATCTCTTCAAGGTCAGATTTGTATGTATTCAATACTGTGACAAACTCAGAATTTGTCTTTGATAATCTTTCATTGGTTTCCTGTGCCTGTGCCAGAACTGTGTATAATTTTTCCTCACGCTTTTCTGACTGTGCCGTAAACTTCTCAAATGCTTTATAGATAAACCATCCAAGTGCAAGCACGCACACGATAGGAAAGCCAATGGAACTTATCAACTGCTGAATTGTATTTACGTCCATTCGACCACCTTTCTCATTGATAAGTGGTCATCACCACCTATTTATTCAATGCTTGATAAAGTGTAGGATTTTCTGCAAAAAGTTTTGCTCTCTCTGCATATCCCATCTTTTTAAAATCTTCCCTTGTAATTCCTTTTGAGGTCTGGTGATTTGATGGCTTGTTTGATCCGTTGAGAAAGTAGTTACCGAACAATGCACCTACCTCTTCTACGGTCTTATCCATATCTTCACCAACATTAAGATACTTTGCTAATCCTTCAGGAAGTTCTTTCTCTTTTAATTTGCTTGCAAGCGTCATTGACTTCTCTTTATTAGCAAGGTCTTTCTCTCTACTTTCGAGAGCAGAAATTCTTTCTTCCAATGCTTTCTCTGCATCAGATTTTTCTACTGGCTTTAATCTTGCAATCTCATCATTGGCAGTTTTAAGTTTCGCACTATAATCTGTACGCACCTTATCTGTTTCTGACTGAACATATTTAGATACAAGAGCCATCTGCTCATCTGTTAAATTCAATTCTTTAATATCCATCTTTTAATCCTTTCTGTGTTGCTTTATCATGCCCTAGATTTAATCTAGTTCGTGTTTCTGCCCCACTAAAATCTTTTGATATAAAATAAACGAGAACAAAAAATCTCTCGTTATAAACTGGAGGAGGAAGGAGTGTCCACAACGGACACCCCCGAATAAATGATAACTATGTTAGATACTGCTTTCACACAATATTGTTGCGTGAAAAAATTTAATAGAAAAATGTTGACATTGACTTTATGCTCTGCTATAATAGCATTTGTAAAAGTTTCTGTACCTTTTCCATAGAAAAGAAATTTAATCATAAGAACACCAATGTATTCATAGAATTGTTGGTGTGTTTTTTATGTCCAAAACGCAATTTTCTTTTCCCTCATTAGTTCACTTTACAATAATCGTTAAAGTCATTGATTTTCCTGCATTTTTGATATGTCAAAATAATTATGTCTGCATAAAAAATGGTCATTTTGAAACAGTTTTTTCCCTCCATATTACACCCATTGTAACAATCGCTGAAAGCATTGATTTTACTAGGAAATATAAAGGTTTTAACGGTTTTACTAAGTAAAAATTCTGCAATAATTACACCAAATTTTTGCACAAAATAAGGAAGTGGTTTTTATGCCACTTCCATTTTCTTATGCTTTATTCCATATATCTCAATGTCTCCTGCTGCATCTTCAACAAGTGTTGGTGTCTTACCATCTGTCTTTACCAGTTTCTTTAGTGCCGGGCATTTCAGTTCCAGTAATCCTTGTAAGATATATTCCACATATTTCTCTGCATCCTCATCTGTAAGCAGTGTGTAGAGTGTTGCTTGATTGAACTTGTACTCTGCTAAATCTTCCAAGAAATTCTCAATCGTCTGCTTTCTCATGCGATTATATTCTGTCTTACCTAAACTTGTTTTTTCTGCCCCAAGTTTCTTATCTTCATTGGCTCGTTCTTCACATAATTCCAAGACCTTTGCAATCGTATCTTTATTGACATCCCTTGACTTTATATCTGGCTTTCTTAGGATTTTATGAAGTGCTTTCTCTTCTCCCTCGATTGTCATTGTCTTGTATGCAATTTCCTGACCTATCATATCAAGTGCAGTGTTGTAGTAAATATATGTTCTCTTACTATTGTACTTGCCCTTCTTACCAAGTTCTTTGAAGAACATTGGATAACCTATCTTACCATCCTTACGGCTCTTATATCTTTCTCTGATTTCTTTCAGTTCCTTCTTATTATCGACTGGAAGAGTTTTCTTTGCTTTATCAATTTCAAGACCTGACATAATGGATAACTGGCATACATCCTTATACAACTTATCAATATAATTTTGATTCGGGTTATCCTTATTCATCTCATTCCATAACTTTGAGTTTAAGACCTGTGAGAGATTAACAATTTCACCTATAAGATTTTCACTACTGTCATAATCTAACTTTGCAAGATTCTTTGCCGTATATTCATCTTCCTTTGTAACTGGCTCTATATCCGTTGTAGGAACAAGGAACTTATTATAATTCTTTTCGGCTGCTTCAATCATTATATCATTGTCAACAATCATCATCTGGTCACTGTCAAAATCCATTGAATTTGCTCTCTGTAATACATTCTCACCTACTGAATTGATTACCATAATATTGTCTGTCAAATTGATGTAGGTCGTAACCATTTGGTTCTCAGTGTTCTGTGGGAGATAAATGTTACCCATTGTAATATGTGGTGATCTGCAAGCAAGCAGTGTCTTTTTCGGGAACGCTGTTGAAATTATATTCCCTTTACCAACGATTGTTGTCTCTGGCTCGTATTTCCCGATTGACTCCTGAAGCATTTCTATCGGATTACCTAATACTGTCGAGTAATTTCCATTAACAAGGATTCTTCCACATTTTATATCTGCTCTGATACTCTCAATGACTTTCTTTGCAAGCACTTTATATAGTGCTGTGTTCTTAAAGGATTCATTCAGTTTCATCATTCTATAGATTACATCTGCTTTGACATTCATCATCAAGTCGCTGTCCTCATCATCTGAGGTCGCTTCGCAATAGTGATACATTGCTAACGGATTCTTTCTCAGCAGTTCTATATATTCCAGTGTCGGTTTAAGAAGTTCCTGTATCTTTTCTTTTGTAATCTGTAAGGTGTTCAAAATCTGATAGTGTGTTCTTACTAACTTACCGCTAAAATATTTAGTCGGCTTTTCATATTTTACAATTCCAAATGGGATATTCTTTTTAGAAATCTGTTTCAACCAGTCAAAGAACCAATTCTCGGCATCTCCAAATTTAAAATATTTAATGCTGCTTGGAGTAGTAATAAATTTTATATCTTCGATTTTCTTTGCTGTTGTCAAACCGTTTAATTGGGAAATTTCTGTGATGTGGTTATCCTTGAACCACTGTTGAATATTGCTGTTAAAGCAACAAGATTTGAAGAATTTATGACGGAGAAGTAACATTCCTTTGTCTTGGTAGTCACCCATAAGAGATTTATCAATCAGTGATTGTCCATCCCATATTTTGTTTTCAATCGTCATATCTTTCTTTTCTGTGGAGAGATTGTTGTCATTATCTAATCCTACATACATGACTTCATCTTTGAATACTGACTTAATATCCTTTATGAGAAGTATATTCTCCGGGCGAATATCAAGATCTCCAATCTTATCTGACAGAAGTAATGCTCTATATGCTTCAAATGATGCAAGGTTAATTTTTCTCTTCTTAGGATTGATTCCACAATCTGTAAACAACTCCATTGCGTGAGCCAATTCCTTATTGATGAAGAAACATTTTCCAGTTCTTGAAGCACTTCCTGAACGACACCATCTGACATATTCTATATCATCAATCTTAAATGAAAAATCATCATCATATACTTTATTTCTGATATATTCCTTTGTCCAACCCTTGACCTTATACTTCTTAACTTTGCCCTTATCATCTTTATCATCTTCAAGTGTACTTCTGAATGACGCATATTTGAATGTTACATACACTACTTGATCCGTTGCTAACTTTCTTCTAACCTTGAATGTTGCCGTCTTGGTCATTCGTCTGTCTGCAATTAAGCGACCTAATTCATCCAATGCCATGCTGTTATTCAGTTTCATCTTAAATAATTGGGAATTTCTAAGGTGAAGAGTTTCACCAGTTGATTCGTCTTTGTAGTCGTAGTAGGAAGATAATTTAGAAGGTACGACCTCATTCGTTTTTGCATCTACCTTAAATAAATCGGTAGCATCAATGCACATAATCTTTAAGCCATTATTTAATATCATTTATTTCCTCGCTTTCTGTGTATATTTGGCTATCAGATTTATCCCTTACATAATATATATCGACACAAGTTATAAAAAACTTAACCCCTTTTTGTAAATTTTTTACAAAACTTATGTTCTTTACATTGATATTATATCACATATTATGAAAATATCAAGTAAGAGATAAATCTTTTCACCAAGTTTAGTTAGTCAGTAATCTCAAAATCTTTGCTTGCAATTATACCATTAACAGTACACTTGATTGTCATGTTCTTGCCAATATAGGATGTATCAGCAGCAAGTTTAATTCTCTTCTGATTTGTTGTCACTGCTCTCCAGGTCACAAACGAATTGTTAGTGAGTTCTGTACCATCAACAAAACAAGTCCATACAAAATCATCTGCCGCCATATCTGCAATAGTTGTTTCTGTAATATCCTGACCATTAGAATCAGTAAACAAACAACTTAGCAGTTTATAAGAGCCACCAATCTTAATCGTATCTGTTGATGCTGAGATACTTATTGAATAATCTACCTTTGAGCCAGTATTGGTTATAGTCATTGTCGTGACACAAGAGTTCGCAGTTATATTAACTGTCCCTTCTTTGAGCAATGTCATAAGACCATTCTCATCAACTGTAGCAACTGTTTCATCAGAAGATGAATATGTAATGGATGGATTATCCACAACATTTCCATTATTGGTCACAACATAGGTCAACTGATATGTAGTCGTGTCCTTCAGATCAAATGAAGTCAGACCAGTATATGTTGTCTTATAGTTATCTTCTGGCTTTGTCTGACGCTCCAAATAGAAATAAGCCAGTCCATTATTATAGAATGTATTGCCAACAGAATAATAACCACCAAAGGCATAATATTTGTTATTAACAGCAATCTCTCTTGCAATGGAACAATCCTGCGTAAACATAGCCACAGAGCCATTTACCATACTGAATACACTTCCATGAGAAACAGTATATTTATCTGACACAACCGACATAGGAACATCTATATACTTATTCTCCTTATCAGAATGAACAACAAAGGTTGTATCACACTTAACTGCAATGGAAGTGAAGTATATATCACTTTCAATACCATCCTGTGAAATCACTATATAATTCTCTCCATTAAGAACAAAAATCGTTCCTATCGTAATAGGTGTACTCTGAGCATAGAAAAATCTTACTTTTCCCTGCGGTGTTGTACTACGATTATTTCTGCGAAAGAATACATCATATTTAACATCAGGATTATAGTAATCTGACACAGATATTTTTTCTCTGTTCATAGTCATATCAAACTGTTTCTTTGTATGACCAAACACATTAGAGTAATTCATATATCTCTCCTTTCCAAACAAAACAAAATAATAAATCCCAAGAATAACATCTCGTTGAAAACGAGTGGTATCACTTGTTTATTACTAATTCTTATCTACTAATAATAAGTGTCACAACCACCCCACTTTTATCCCTATCGTTGTCACTGATTTTGGACAACCTATGGGATTTTTCGGGGGTAGTTGTCACCCTAGAAAAATCACTTCCCTTTTTTAATTAGTTTGCTGTCATCAAACCATACCAGATTACCTGTATTGTCTAGTGGTAATTCCAATCTTGTTCCATCATCAAATTCAACCACCTGTGATACTTTACCATCATCTGTTCTGATCCATTTCTTCATATTTACATCCTCACTTTCTGTTTCTGTACCATATTATCTAATGGATTAAATCTCTCAAAGTCCATTTGCAAGTCCTGACCAAACATAGCCACATATTCCTTTGTGACAGTCAAATCAGAATGACCTAGTATCTTCTGTAGACGGAACATATCACCACCTGCAAGAATCCACTGCTTTGCAAAAGTATGTCTGAATAAATGGCAGGAAGTTTTATTAACATTTCTCTTGATGTTATATCTCCTGACTAACTGCTGATATGTTCTCTCGATTGCTTTCTGACCATATTCATTACAAAACAGATAATCAGAACCCTCTCCCCCACGCACAAGAAGATATTCCTGAAGAATTTCAGCAAGTGTGTTTGAGAGTGGTATAATCTGCTGTTTGCGGTTCTTTGTCTTGCACAGGTTAATTGTTCCATCTTCAAAGTTTAAGTCGCTTATACGGATATTCAGAGCCGTAGAGATACGATTACCAGTAGCAAGAAGATAATTCTCAAATACCCATGTCTTATAGCAGGAGAATGTACAGTTATTGGTATCTGGTTTAGCCAGTAGACGCTGCAATTCTTCATCTGTATAAGTTTCCTTGATTTTCTTCTCTGCTTTGATAAGTTGTATCTTAAAGGTTGGAATGTAATTGCAATCCATACAGTAGTATAAAAATGCTCTTACAGACCGTAAGTATGAGTTAATGGTTATATCATTGGCTTCTGTATTCTCTCTGAGCCACAGAATATAATCATCAATAGTATCACTTGTAATAGAAGATAAAGATGTTTCGCCATTAAGAAACTCATTGAAATGAACCATCTTTTTCTTGTAACTTTCAATGGATAAATCTGTCAGATTTTTGACACGACACTTACGAAGAAACAGTTCAAATGCTTCTTCAATAGTAGGAGTTGAAACTTTAGACATTGTAATTTTTTGCATATGGGATTACCTCACTTTCTGTGCTATAATCCCACGAACGAAAAAAAGAACCAATACTACGAAAGTATTGATTCTCTTTAAAAGTGCCCAAAGCTGGAATCGAACCAGCGACACGAGGATTTTCAGTCCTCTGCTCTACCAACTGAGAACCTTAACCTCGGAAGTCCGATAACTGCTAGGCAATCATATACTTTCGTATAACTTTCTTTTAATCTGTTCGTGGGATTTGCCTTACGAACAAGTAAGATATTATCACAGATGTTATTTTAAGTCAACCCCCTACTTTTTATTTTTTCTTGAATTTATAAATCCCTTGTATACATCAAAGAGAAACAAGAGTAATCTTCATTCTCATCAGGAATGGCAGCAATCTTATCTTTGACCTGTTGTATTCTTGCTTCTAAAAATTCATACGCTTGTCCGATATTAGAGAACTCTGTACTGATACCTGTCATCAGGTCTATGTCATTGGTAACGGCTTCAAGTACATCAATCACTGTGAAGAGTAAATTCTTCTGCATATCGGCTTTTACATATTCATCTGTTGGTGTAAGTGAGTTCTCCGCAAGGAACTGGATATACTGCTCATCCGTAAAATATGCTTGGTTTGATAATTCCATCTTTAATCTATCTAATACTTTCATGTGTGTCTCCTTTCCTTATTATAATGCAATAAAAAAGGACACGAAATAAATTCGCATCCTCTTAGTTGATTCGTTATTTAATATTTGTCGTGATACCAAGTATCTTTAACACCCTTATCATTCAAATTCTTAACCATTGTATCAAGTTTGGATTTCCAAAACTTCCTGAACCATTTAGTTTCTCCGAACCATTTAACCAATGTAGGACTTATAGCATAATAACATTTAATAAATAATCTACCATACCATGTTTCATCAAGTGTATAATCTCTGAATCTTCTTAATGTCCATACTTGAGGACAATCGTAAGAACCGTATACACAAGTAGCAATATAACAAGCACCTTGAATTTCTTTATTTCTGTTAATTTTTTCTTCTGGCTCGTAGTCAGGTTCTATTTCTTTAATTTTTTTATATGTATCATCATATAAATCCAAATATGTTTGATGTATCTGCTGATTTGGTTTTATTTCTGTTTTTTGTTCCGCTTCAAGTAATTGACCAGGGTTAATTATTCCAGACACATATTGTCTTTGTTTGCATATTTCTACACAACAAAGACAAATAAATTTCATTCCTTCTTTATAATGTAACTCTGCATTTTCAATTTTTCTGATATTTTCATCCTCAGTCAATGCAACAACAAATATAAAAATCTTAATTACTTTCCCTAATCTATCCCATAGTTCAGGTGCAGACGATTCAAGTTTCCAATATTCATTATAATGATTCATTGACGCTTGATAAACAGTAATTGCAGCCGCATATAATTCTCCTGCTGATTTAGCAATAAACTCATTTATTTCTTGTTGTGAAATATTTTGTTCCTTCTTTTTACTCTCTATTGCTTTATTCACATATCCAATCAATTCATCCGATTTAATATCGGCTAAGTTTGAACCATATAATGCACTCACACCTTTCCCTAAAAGAGCATCACTATTCATTGGTTGCATTTCCAAAATTCTTGAATAGTAATCTTTTGCTTCTGAATAATTTCCAACATCTTGTGCATTTTTTGCTAGTACAATAAGATTGTCAACATCTGCTCCTACAACATTTAT